CTCCTAATCTTGGACGGCCAGGTCGCCGCGTTTCTCCCTCAGCTTGCGGTGGTGCGCTGCTTTGCATGGAGCCGGCACCTTGGTCCTTGATTCGTCGCAAGACGTCCTCCGGACTCCCGCGAAAGTCCACCTCCACCAAATTGCTGGTCACGTCATCGAAAATCAGGATCTGCGCCCACTTGTCGCGATCCATGACTGCCTTCGCCTTCAGTGCAACTCGTAGCAGGTCACCGGAAGCGATACGCTTGGTCCCAACAAATGCGGTGCAGCATGTAGTGGGAGACTCGGTCACGAAGCGCCTCATTGTACCCGGATGTAATTGTATTATCCGGGTAAAAACGGGACTTGTCAAGAGTGTGATTGCCCGCCAACGCACAACTGTACAGCGGAGGCAGCCAACTCCAGGATCGCCACCTCCTCCCTACCGCTCACCTGGCCCGGTTGCGTGTACCTGGTGCCCGGGGTGGGACTTGTTCCTCTCGCCCCCTCGTTCTACCAGTAACTTACTGACTCTGCATTCTGCCAGAAACGGCAAAACAGCGGAAAATGCAAGCCGTGGGCACGATTTGGGCACAGCGCAGCTGCAGCTGGGCGGCGTGAAACCAGCGCGGATCAGGCACGGCCGCTCAAAACATCTTGGCGCGCTTCTGTTTTGACCGTACAATTCCGAGTATGTCGGAAATACCTAACAGGCCGTTGTCAAAGAGTGAGGCATCCGCGGCAGCTGGCGTCTGCGAGAAGACACTCGATCGCTACATCGCTGACGGCCGGATTCGCGCACATCGTATCGGTGGGCGCGTGAAGGTTTTCGAGCGGGACCTACAAAATTTCCTTGATGGTTGTGCCACCAGTTCTTCGACGGTCCCGGTAAAATCTTCCGGCGCAGCTGTCGCGGTGGAGGTCTGAAAATGGGATTACTCTTCGATGAATTGCATTCAGTTTTCGGAGGTCTTGCCAAAGAAGAGACGAGACCCGATGAATCGCCGGATGCTGCGACTGCGACTGTGCGCGCGGCCATGCGCGAGCTGCTGAAGCCGCCGGCGCCGATTGACCCGAGGGTGACTGAGGCATTCGAAAATCTGACGATCGAGGGGGCATACAAGGCATGAGATTTGTGGAAAGCCCTTTCAGCTTTGGCGGAGGATTGTGATGGGCGCGTCCGTCATGGACGTTATCGGCAGCTTCCCACGCCAGCAACAGGCGGCCGAGGATGCACATCAGATCTCCCAAGCGCAGCTACCCGGAGTGCAGGCGCAATCCTCGATGTTGGGCACGCAGGCGCAGATCGCCCAGCAGCAACTGCGTGACCAGACGATTCTCAGTAATGCTTTTCGCCAAGTGTACGGGATGCCTGCGGACCAGTTCGACAGGGCCTATGGGCCGAGCGCACCCGCTAGACCGTCTGGCGGGCGGCCGGATCCGTTCGCGGACGTGATGACCATCGCGGGACGTAACGGCATCTCGGCGCCGGGCTTCTTTGGCGCCCAGACCGAGCACATGAACTACCTGAAAAATTCTGTCGCGCTGGACAAGGAGGGGCTGGAGGCCCTGAACCTGCACAAGCAGGTGGCCGGCTCCGCACTGGAAGCCTACGACAAACTGCCCGACGCCGACAAGCCGGCTGCGTGGCCACAGACCTACAATCAGCTGTCGGGCCTCGGCTTGGCCAATGGGTTTGACCCGAATACTCCACCCACGCCAGCGCAGATCCAGATGGGCTATGGCGGCCTCAACTACACCGGCACGTTGCTGGCAAACGCCAAACAGAAACAAGGCATAGCCACCGCCGCAGCTCAGGAGGCCCAAGCCAACGCCACCGCGGCCGCCACACAGCAGGAGACCGAGACGAAGGCGCGAACCACGGCGCTGCTCGATCTGACTTCCGCGACTGATCCGGCTTCCTACGCTCAGTGGCAGCAACGATACCCGAAGGTGGCGAAGGAGCTGCCGTCGACTTATTCGCCAGACGCTATCGCGGCCAAACTGAAGACGCTTGTCCCAGTGGCCCAGCAGCCGCAATACACGCTCGAGCAGCAGTTTCTTGGGGCCAGTCCCCTCGATAAGCATGCGGCAGTGGACGCAGTTGCCAGGGATCCGCAGGTCCGCCAGATGGGATACGGGTTGGTGGACAATGCCCGAACGCCCCAGGATTACACCACAGCACTACACACGGCGGCCGAGAAGCAGGCCGCGATCGACCTGCAGACCAATCCGCAAGTCCAGAAAAACCGCCTACAGCTCTCCGCGGCCGAAGGTGCCGCGCACGCGCAGACTCAGATGGGCATGCAGGAGCGCGAGCGGGCGGAGAACGAGTACATCCAGTCAAAGGCCGATCTCGACGTCTCGCTTTCCCAGGCCGAGCAGGTCAAGCGCCTGGCCGCCGCCGCGCAAGCTGGTGACAAAGTCGCTGCCCAGCGGCTGGTACCGGCGCTGGTGCAGTACGCCAACGGCCTCTATGGCGTGAAGCGCCAACCCAACGGCCAGATGATGGAACCTCCGGGAAGCTGGGCCGATAAGATCCAAGGCTGGGCCAATGGTGCCACGGCAGGCGTGCCGCTCAGCAGCGACATCCTGCAGCAGATTCCGCAGACCGTGGACGCCATGACCCAGACGGCGCGCGCCATCCACAACGCCAAAGTGAGAACCACCAACCAAGTCCGCGGCACGAACTTTCCGCTCGAACAAGAGACGGCTGCTCCCACCGGCGCGGCATCTGCGCCAGCCGCCCGCGTGCAGCCAGGCCAGGAGGTCACGGTTCGCGGCAAGCAGTACACGGTGGGCGTCGTGCATCCAGACGGGAGCTGGGACCCCAAATAGATGCCGCAAGGCCAATTCACCGCTGCCGACGTCGACGCGCCAGCCGCCCCGGTTGGTCGCTTCTCTGCGTCGGACATCGACCAGCCGGAGCCAGCCGCCGCAGCGCCTCAGGGATCGGCGCTTTCGCGCTTTGCTTCGAACTTCTGGGAGAAGGGCGGCAATCCAGTCCAGAATTACAAGTCGCTCGGAACCACGCTCTACAACCTGGTGACCGACCCTAAGCAGACGCTCACTCAGATCGGCGATGACCAAGACATTCCCCGTCAGAGAGCCGCGGCCGCCTTCGAGAAAGGCGACTGGGGCCAGGGCCTGATCCACGGGCTGTATTGGCTCGCGAACGCGATCCCCGGGGTGGGAACAGCGCTCGACGATGCCGGCGTTCAGGCAGCGAAGGGCGACGTGGCAGGAGCTGCGGGAGCCACAGCGGGCCTCGTTACTCAACTCGAGACCGGGCGCGCTTTGCCAAAAGCGATGGAAGCCGCGCCGCGCATCGCGAACGCGGCGGCACTCGCCGCTAAAGCTGGCGGTCCAAAGGTGCTCGGAGGAGCCGCCTTGGCTGGAGCCGGTGCCGCAGCTTCAGAGGAATTCCCGGAAGCTTTGAGATGGCCAGCGCGACTTGGGATGGCCTACCCAGGCGTGCGCATGATTTTGCAGGGCATGAAGGAAGGCGCGCAAGCCGCCAAGCAGGCGATGGCCGAAAGCGCGCCAGCGACTGCTGGCCCGGGCTTCGCGCAGAGCGCCTTTGAACCAGCTGAGAGCGACACGGCGCTTCTCGACCAACTCGCGCGCGGCTACAAATACCAGTCGTTCGCGAAGGCCCCTCCGGACGTTCAGGCCACAATCACGACTTTGGCGGCGAGAGTGAACGGCGCGCCGCCGCCGGAGGCCGCGCCTGCCGGTCCGTACACGCCGCGGCCGTTGGACTATTACCTCACCGAGAGCGAGAAGGCAGCGCGCGCGCAGGCCGCCGCCGCGCCGGCACCGGCAACACCCAATGCTCCGGCGTCGCCCGCGATCCCTCCAGCGCGCCAGCTGCCGCCGGCTAGCCAAATCCAGACGGGCCCGATCACGCCGCAAGAGATTCCGAATCCGCCGCCTGCTTCAATTGCACCGCCGGCAGCTAATGCACCCGCGGCCGCCGTGATGCCTCCCGCCGCGCCCGCGCCAACGAATGCTTCTGCCGCGGACGTGCTCGCACAGACCTACAAAAACGTACTGCAACGCAAAGCTGCTGAGAGCGAGGCAGCGGCAGCTGCGCCAGGGGTCAGGGCGCCAGTCGTTCCGATCCGAACCCAAACGGCTGTCGGCCCTGAAGGCGCCACGCCGCCGGCGGCCGAAACTCCGGAGACCGAAGGCGTGCACCCCGCCCACCTTGCCAACCGGCTGGTGGTCGCACAAAAGGTCTCCGACTTCATGCACGCCGGCGTGGTCAACGGCCAGCAAGTTCCGGGATGGACTACGGATGCCCAGATCCCGTACACCATCGCCAAGAAGATGAACCCGGCGCAATGGGAATCAGGTGGGTCAGGTCCTCGGCTATGATCATCTGGCGCCGGGCACCGTCCATGAAATCCTGGATCGGCTTGCGCGGATCGAGGCCACGCAATGAGCGAACGAACCCGCCGCGAAACATCTGAATCTGCCATCGGAATTCTGGGTGACTTCCTCGACCCAAATCGACGCTCGGAACTCATATATCAGCTTCTCCGGGACGTTGCGCCGACAGCCGCAAGCCATCCGGAAATCCAGGAATTGCTGAAACGTCTAGACTCCACCGATGGCAACGTTGTGTTGCAGACAACCAAGACGATTCTGGATCTCGCCGGTCTTGGCGGCGGTTTCCCACACCGCGGTATCGGTTAAGCAGCTGCATGGGCGTCCGACAGAACCCAACACCCAAAAAAAAGGATCTGGCAGCGAATCAGCTGGCCTTCTTAGCGGCTTACTCAGCGACCTGCAATGTCAGCCGGGCGGCCAAAAGCTCGAAGATCGACCGCTGCACGCATTACGCCTGGCTGAAGGAAAACGAACAATACCGCGAGGCCTTCGCCGATGCCAAAGAGCAGGCAGCCGACACGCTCGAAGATGAAGCCGTACGCCGGGCCCACGAAGGCGTAGAGCGTGCCGCCACGGTCGCCGGGAAACGCGAGCTCGTGCGGGAGTATTCCGACACGCTGCTGATCTTCCTGCTCAAAGGCATGCGGCCGGAGAAGTACCGCGAGCGCAGCGAAGTGAAAATGCCAGGCCTCGAAGCCAAGCTGGCGGACATTCTGCGGGCGCGGGAAGCGAGAACGAGATGATAGGCGTGGCGCCGCTCACGCGCGACGACGTCGAGCTCGCGAAGCTCATCCGCAAGTACTACGCTGATCCGCTTGGCTTTGTCCGCGTCGCTTTTCCTTGGGGCGAGCCTGGCCCGCTGGCGGAAATGGACGGCCCGGACCCGAACCAGACCGAATTCCTGGAATCGCTCGGCAAAGAGGTGCGCGCGCGCCAGTTCGACGGCCAGACACCGGTGATGCCGATCCGCATGGCGGAAAGCTCTGGACACGGCACGGGCAAAAGCGCGATGGGGGCTTGGATTGCGTGTTGGATATTGAGCACCCGGCCGCACTCGATCGGCACTGCGACGGCCGGCACGTTTCCGCAACTCGAAAGCCGCACCTGGGCGGCGATCCGGCACTGGATGAAGCTGTGCATCACGGCGCGGTGGTTCGAGGTCCAGAGCGATCGGATCTTCGCTCACGAGGATCCGGAAACCTGGAAGCTGGTGGCGCAAACCTGCAAGGCAGAGAACGCCCAAAGCTTTGCTGGGCAGCACGCGATCACCAGCACGTCGTGGTATCTCTTCGACGAAGCGTCCACCGTCCCGGACGAAATCTGGAAAGTGGCGCTCGGTGGGCTGACAGATGGAGAACCACATTTCTACGCATGGGGCCAGCCTGAGCGGAACACCGGCCAATTCTACGAGATTTGCTTCGGGCGCGAACGCGACCGCTGGAACCACCGCACGGTTGATAGCAGGACATCCAAGTTCACCAACAAAGAGCTGATCGAGGAATGGCTGCGCGACTACGGGGAGGATAGCGACTGGTGCCGGGTACGCATCTTTGGACTGCCGCCGCGGGCATCGGAGCTGCAGTTTATCGACAAAGAGAGAATCGAGGGCGCCGAGAAACGAGTAGCGTCCGCTCTCGATGATGAGCCGCTCATTGCTGGCGTCGATGTCTCGGGGGGCGGGGCAGCTTGGAACGTAATCCGCTTCCGGCGCGGGTTTGACGCCAAAACGATTCCGCCCATCCGGATTCCGGGCGAGCACGGACGCGACCGGGAGCTGCTGATCGCCAAGTGCAACGACGTTCTGAGCGATAAGCGGCCCGATCGCAAGGTGGCGATGATGTTTGTCGACTCGGCTTTCGGCGCGCCGATCGTTGAGCGGCTGAAGGTCCTGGGATTCGATAACGTCATGGAAGTGAACTTCGGCGGTCGCTCGCCGGACATCCACAAACTCAACATGCGATCGCACATGTGGGCCCAGCTGAAAGATTGGCTTCTGCGCGGCTCGATCGGCTCAGACGAGCGCCTGGCCATCGATCTGGCGTCGCCTGGTTACCACGTCAACCATTCCGGCAAGCTGGTGATCGAGCCGAAGGAGGCGATCGTGAAGAGGATCGGACGCAGCCCGGACGACGCCGATGCTCTGGCGCTGACCTTCGCTCTCCATGTTGGCCCAGACTTGCGGCGGCCGACGCCCAGCCCCAATCCGCGGCGCTCCCACGGCTCTGATTCGTGGATGGGAGCCTAAAGTCAACGCGCGTGCCAGTGAGCCACCGGAACGAGAACCGTAAGCCTCCGAACATTCTGTGCCAGGAATGTATTAGAGCCCGCTGGCACGATTCAGGGATATCAGACGTCAAGCGCGCAACTCGACGGGCCTTCCAGCCAACGCCCGCGCGAAAGCCGGGCATCCTGGAAGCTGCCGCCTATCGCTCATCCGCCGGATGCGCGCCCGGTCTCATCCAGTTCAAACCCGTCTTCCCAGGGATCGGCCATGAGGGGAAATCGTAAACGCGGGCCGCGGAGCTTTCTCTCGAAAAGCTCTCTATGCTGCGCTTTTGGTCCTGAATTGCGATAAAATGTCGAGCCGTGGGGTGGTCGACTCTCTCAGAAGCGGAAACTTCATGGCTAGAACCGCAAAGGTGCTACTGCTGATCGGAATCCTGGTTGCATTTGGCTTCGCCAAGAAGAAGGATCGCGACTGGAAAATCGCGCACGTTCTGGATTCCACGGTAAGCCTCCAACGCTACGTCACCGGTGCGGTAAGCCAAACGAGCGGAACCTCGACGACAACCGGTCAATCAAACGCAACGGCGGCGGCGGCCGGCAACGTGGCAACCGCGAATGGATCGTCCACGGCTACCACTGCCAGCAATTCCACCAGCACAACCAGGTTGCAAAGTGTGACCATCCAAGCGAACGAGCTGGTGCTAGTTGCGGACCAGTACCTGTACATCATCAGGGACGAGCGCCGGAGCGGTGGGCCGATCCTGGAGAGAGCGCTCGCCAATCGTCATCACGGCTGCCGTTTCATCGTCGGCGACGACGTGAAGTACTCGCAAGAAAAAGGCGACCTGTGGGTGTTGGACGCCGACGGCAAGGAGTGTAAAGTGCCGATTCTCCGTCAGGAGAGACGGTAACGATAGGACCTCAAAGCCCTAGCTTCCTGGGCGCGTCCCGTCTACAACCCACGCCAAAATCTGCTCCTCAGTTCGGGGTATCCCGTCCACATGGTAGAACCGCTTCCCACCGGTGACGACGGGCTTGTAGTCGACACTGTGGCCTTGCTGCTCCAATTGCTCCAACGCTTCGCGGATTTCCATGCTAGGCGGTTCTTTCCTTGGCTTTCCTGCGCTTCGCTTCGCGAGCGGCAACGACCTTCTCGGGGTTATCTTTGCGCCATTTCTCCCAGCGCGCCGCAGCCCCAGCCTTGCGAATGGCGGCGGCCTGCTTCTCATCCATCGTGGAAAGTCCCTTGGGAACCTTCTTTTGGCCGCCAAGCCGTCCCAGTGCGACAGCCGCCGGATTCTTCTTCTTGGCCATCACCAGCATTATAAGCGATAAGCGCTAACAGCAGCGCGGGTTTTCTATTGACTGTAATAAGCGCTTATTGCATAATGGAGATGTCGGGAGGCATTCATGAGCAACCCCATCGACCATCGCATCTTCGGATTCGACGAGCACGGCCAGCTTCGCGCCAATCTCTACCACGGCGCCGGACAGTACAATGCCGGCGTGTTCTATTCCTGGACCTGGGCGCCCACCAGCCGCCAACTCGCGTACAAGCTCGAACGCCAGTGGGAGCAAGCCGTCACGCCCGAGGAGTGGGAATGGATCGAGGAGCTCGAGGCGCCGCGCTGCCCGCGGTGCAACAGCGCCGACGTCACCATCCAGATGTTCGACTTCGGTGCTGAAAGGGAAACGGGCTACAGCGACTCAGGGAGGATGCTCCACTGCCTGGACTGCGGTGCGCGTGAGGAGTACGAGCCCGCTGCCGTGGCCGTTCCGAGGAAGGCGGCCGCGCAGGCCAAGGCAGCACTTCCAGGGGTGGCTGCATGAGGCGCCATAGCAAGAACCCGAACTACGTCAGCTTCAGCTGTGCCGAAACGGTGGTGGTCTTCTCGAGGGACCGCGGCGAGCTCCGCACCAACGATATGGGCGAGTTCTTCTTGCGCGAGATGACGGACGGCCGGTTCACCTGTGCCAGCCCGGATCTGGAACGGCAGCTGATCGACACGGGCGTGCGCGCCGGCGTTCCGGTGGGCATCACCCGTACTACGTATAACCGGCGCGTGACTTGGAAGGTCCGGCGGATCGGCCAACCGGTGGCGGAGATGCCGCGGGAGCGCAAGGCATCCTCCAGGGGTATCCCTGCCGAGAAGTACGCCACGCTGGAGCCGCCGGCGCCTGTGTTCCCCGAGGTCGGCTGCGCGCCCGAGGTGGTGGTGCCACCAGCAGCGGCCGTTACGCCAGCGCCGAATCTGATCACCAGGTGCTTGCGGGCTGCGATTGATGCCGCGGCCGACGCTAGTGTGCATGGCGACGTCGTTGGTTTTGCCTGTAAGCTTGGTCCGGCTGAGATCCAGGCCATTGCCTGCACGCTCTACATCCAGGCCGGCAAGACGCTGGCCACCCCGGACGGCCACGGTTACCGGAAGCCCAACGGCAGGGCGCCCAGCGGCTATGTCAACGGCCGCGCGGAGGCGCACCAATGAGAGCCGCCCTGTACGCCCGCGTATCGACCCGGGATAAAGGGCAGGACGTTGCAAACCAGCTTTTGCAGCTCCGGGAGTACTGCGCGCGCCAGGCGTGGACCATCGTCGAGGAGTACATCGATCACGAATCGGCCAAGACTGGCGATCGCGCTGCGTTCAAGCGCCTATTCGCTGACACCTCGCGAAGGCGGTTCGATGTGGTGCTCGTCTGGGCGCTGGACCGTTTCACGCGCGAAGGCGTGCTGGAGACCTTCACGTATGTCGAAAGGCTACGGGAGTTCGGCGTAGCGTTCGAGAGCTACACCGAGGCGCATTTCCGCACCACCGGGCCAGCGGGCGAGCTGATGCTCGCCGTTGCGGCCTGGATCGCCAAACAGGAGCGCCTTCGCATTTCGGAGCGCACCAAGGCCGGCATGGATCGAGCACGGCGCGAGGGAAAGCACTGCGGCCGGCCGCGGCGAGTTTTCCGCCGTGATGAAGTGGCCCGCATGAGGGACATCGAGCATCTGAGCTGGCGCGCGATCGCCGAGCGCCTGGGCGTGCCAGCTTCGACGGTGGTCGACGCCTACAAGTGTGCGGAAAGCGTACCCCGCAAAGGCGCCGGAACCGCGCTGGAAACAAATTCCGCGGGCAGCCTCGAAATCGCCCACGGATAGCGACCCCTTTTCGTAAGCCGGCAAGCCAGTCTGAAAACACAAAGGAGAACCAACCATGAAACACACAGCCAAATCCGGGAAGGCCCACCACGCCAGCCCGCAACCCAAACAGATCGAAGTCCCGGTGAAAACCGTGCCAGCAAAGAAGCGGCCCACGCCGGAGCAGATCGATGAGGCACTCAAGAAGCTCGTCGCCGTCCGCGTCGAGCAGTTCAACGCTGATCTCGCCATTGCCCGCGGCATGTGGCGACGCAATCGCAAGCTGGTAGAGTCTCCGCATTGGCCGGAACCTTATCGGACCCTCTACATGGGAGCGAACGACGGCGCTGAACCGGAGGACCAAGAATCCGAGAAGGCACCTACGATCCAGCAACTTCGCAAAGAAGAACTGGCCCACGCGCGGCAGATCGCGACCACTCGGGCGAACGCCAGTCAAGATGCCGGACTTTCGCCGGCTGCGGTCAACCTGATGAACGAATGTGGCGCCCTGGTGGATCCGCCCAGGACCACGTATCTGCTACTCACACAGAGTTTCGAGGACGGAAAGGACCTGGAGTGGCTCCAGGACGTCGAGCTGAGCTACGACGAATATCAGAAGCTGCGCCGCTATCTGGCCGAGCTTCGCGGCCTGATTCCGGCGAAGGCGGCATAAGGTCGAATTCATTCGCCCCGATGCCATCCGGCACCGCCTGGCTGAGCTGCAAGGATGGCCAACAGGCCGAATCCTGTCACGCGAGAATTACTGCAAGGAGGAAGCACCAATGTTAGAGGGGCAACAAAGCGACTTCCAGCGGCGGCGCAACCAGCGCACTGGGTACGTCTACCGGCGCGGAGATTCATGGTTCGGCCAGTTTCGCGTGGACACTGCCGAACTGGACGAAAACGGGCGCTTCAAGCGGAAGCGGCTGACGAAGTTTATCGCTCCGGCCGCCGGGCCGGGCAAAGTCGGCAAGAAGCGGGCAATGGCGCTGTTCTACGAAGCCGAGCTACAGCATTTGCACAAGAGCGGTCCGCTCGCGACGCGCACGGTAGCGGAGTTCGTTGACGAAGTGTTTCGGCCCCAGGTGGTGCTGCGCTGCAAGCCGAGCGGCCAAGCGCACTATAACGGGATGCTCAAAAACCACGTGCTGCCCGATCTCGGCCGCTTCATGGTGAGGGACATCAGGCCACAGCACGTCTACAACCTGATCAGGGCCAAGCTGGACTGTCGCGGCGCCGCCGGCGAACGGCTGAGCGTCCAGACCATCGTGCACATCCGCAACACGGTCTCGGCTATCTTCCGGCACGCCAAGCGGATGCAGGCTTATTCGGGCGATCTGCCCACGGAAGGCGTGAAGCTCCCGCCGCTGGTGCACGTGGAGCGGCGCCCGCTGACGTGGCAGCAGGTGCAAGCGCTGGCGTCTGTGATCGGGAAGTCGCCAGCTGACAACGTCCAGCTTGGGGCGCTGGTGATCATTCTGGCCATTACGGGGCTGCGTATTGGCGAGGCAATGGGGCTGCGGTGGAAGCGGGTCAACCTCACCGACCAGCCGATGATAGTGGACGGCGAGCTGCTGCCGGCGTACACCTTGGCCGTTCGCGAGAACTACGTGCGCGGCGCCTATGGCACGCTGAAGACGCGGACCAGCCGCCGCAACATTCCGCTATCCACCGAGACCTGGTATCAATTCTCACGGCTTCAGCAGGCGTCGGCGTTCGTGGGGCCAGATGATCCGGTGTTTGCTGGCCGCAACAGCGGGAAGCCACTCGACCAGCACAACATCGCGGCACGATTCCTGAGGCCTGCCGGTAAGCACGCAGAGGTGGGCGCGCCGTGGGTCTCGTGGCATTGTCTCAGGCATTCGGCGGCCACGCTGGCCGACCAGGCGGGCCTGAGCGTGGTGGAGCGTCAGCGTGTGTTGGGACACGCCGCGGAGTCGATGACCTTGCACTACAGCCATGCGGAGATCGATCGAGTCCGCGCAAAGATGGAAACTATCGGAAAACAGACGGTGAATTGAACACTCCTACTTTGGCGGGCGCGAGGCGGGAAATCCGCTCCAAACATATTTGCTTTCAAATGTTCCAGTTGCGCCTTCCCTGCAGTTGGCTGCGAGATTTCGGCTTGGCGCGCCACGCTCTTCCGAGTAAGATTACTACTGTGATCGTCGCTGGCCCACCTAGGCGTTAAACGTGGTGGCTCGCCCTGCGGAGGGCGCAAATACACCGCACTCGCCGTGCTGGCGTATATGCACAACCGCTCGAAGCGGTATACAAACTGCGAGCAGTAAGCCGTAACTCTGGAAGTCGGCAACCAGAACCCAGTTGAGACAGGCGTAGTGTACACGGCGAACCCGCTTCAAGCGGGCTCGTGACGGATGCAGGTGTGTATCGCCCACGCGACGGACCGTCGCCAAAGCGCGAGGATCGCGCAACACCAGGAAAGGACTGTTTAAACGTGCTTGATGAACTGTATTCGATTCCGGAGATCTGCCGGGCGCTCAAGATTTCACCGCGCAAGTGCCACGGTCTGATTCGTTCTGGCGTCCTGCCTACGATTCGCGTTGGCCGTACCCATCGCATTTCAAAGCCCGCGCTTGATGCTTGGGTTGCCGCCGGCGGCACGCGCGCAACCCCCAACAGAACCGACGTCGCCGCTGGCGCGCCACAGCTCGCAACTCAGGGGGCGGCTTAAACGAACGTCCAGGGAAAAGTGATAGGGCAGCCGGCTTCAACGGCTGCCCGGAAAGTGATCAGACAGTGCCAATCAATTCTACTCAGACGGCCGAAGCCCGTCAACATCCGTTGCGAATCATCGAGCCGCGGGCCGACAGCGCCAGCCGGCTTTTCGCGGCGATCGCCTACACGGCTCAACAGGCTGCGGAATCAGCCAATCCGAAAGTCAGAAGTGACTCAGCCCGGCTGCTCGCGCTGCAGATCGCACGCCTTGAAGCGATAGGTCAAAGCCCAGGCGCCGGTCACGCGAGGTAGACGGTGGCCGTGATCGACCCAAATGGCCTCTTCAACGGCGATCGGCTGCGCCGCTGCTCGAACGCCGCCCAGCTGCATTGGGTGCGGCTGTTTCTTGCCTCGGATGGCTTCGGCCGGCTGGAAATCAACTATGCACGAATCGTCGGCAGGGCCTACGTGACGTTCAACCCGATACCGTCCGAGACCGAGCTCCAAAGTTTCATTCAGGAATACGTCAAAAACTACCTGCTGTTCCTGTATGAGGTCGCTGGCCAGCTGTGGGGTCAGTGGGACACAAGGAGCGAATTGCTGCCCCGCTACAAGACCTCATCCGATCGGCGCAGCCCAATTCCGCCGGAGCCCGCGTTCACCCGGTGGAAGCAGCGGTATCGTGAAGAGCAGAAAGCATTTCCGAAATCTTTCGGAAAGATTTCCGCAGGTTTTCTGCATGGGGTTGGGGTAGGGGAAGGGGTTGGGAATACAAATACACGCTCATCTTGCGATGAGCGAACGCGCACTTTGTGCTCTGTGGATGACCCGCCGTTCAGCACGCTCGATGAAGAACCGGTAGCGGGAAAGAACGGGAACGGGCCACAGGCCGAAGCAGGAGTCTGGGGAGTGAAGGAAAAACGGCGCGCCTTTGTCGAGGGCTTCTGGCCGGTGTGGCCGCGGAAGGTTTCGCGGGCGGCCGGAGAGAAGGCGTGGCTCAAACACGCCGGATCCCCGGAGGCGGCCGACAAGATCATCCAGGCGGTCAAGGCCCAACTTTCATTGCTCACGGCAGACCCGAAGTACTGCCCATATCCGGCGACCTGGCTGAACGATCAGAGGTACGAAGACGACCCGGACGAGATTGCAGCGGCAAGCCGGCCGGGCGCCGCGGCGCCGGACAGCTCCCAAGCGAACGCCTCCAACCTGCCCGAGTGGACGCCACCCGCGGCGTGGGAAGACACTCATGGCTGATCTCGCTCTGGAAAAAGGGCTTCCCGCGAATCTTGACGCTGAGCGGTTTGTGCTCGGCGCCGTCCTGATCGATGACTCCTGCTTTCCGGCTGTGGCCGCCGCGCTGCAACCTTCCGACTTCTCGCTGGAAAAGCACCGCCGAATCTTTTCCCGGATGCGCGAGCTCCACGAACGTTCCGAGCGCATCGACCGTGTGACCGTCGCGAACGAGCTCCGCGCGCATAACCAGCTCGAATCGGTCGACGGCATCACCTATCTGGTCTCGCTCGACGAAGGCCTGCCCACGCTGGCGAACCTGGAAAGCTACGTCCGCATCGTGCGCGAGAAGGCCCGCAAGCGCGCCTTGATTTTTGCCGGCCAACGACTCATCGACTACGCGCTGGCAGACGATGGAGTCTCGGCACGCGAGCTCGCAGCTGGCTGCTCGGAAGAACTGGCCCGCATCGGCAGTTCCGACACAGAAAACAAGCTCGTGAGCGTTGACGAAATCATCGGGGCGCACCAGGGCGGCCTAACCAGGTTCGTCGACAGCTCCGTCACGGCGCGCACGGGAATCCAGACCGGGTTTTCCCGATTCGATGACATGACCGGCGGCTTGCAGCGCGGTGAGCTGATCGTCTTGGCGGCGCGACCCTCGATGGGAAAAACGGCTCTAGCGCTAAACATCGCACTGCAGGCGGCCGTGGGACCACAAAAATTTTCGGTGGCCGTCTTTTCGCTGGAGATGAGCAGGGACGCCCTGGTCAAACGCCTCCTCTGCTCGGCGGCCCGCGTCGATATGGCGAAGCAGCGCGCCGGCTATCTCGGGCAACACGAAAAGACCCGCCTGACGCTGGCCGCGGAACAGCTTCGTGCGAGCCGTCTTTTCCTGGACGATTCAGGTTCGGCGAGCGTCATGGATATTCACGCGAAGCTGCGGAGGCTTCGAGCTGAGCACGGGTTGGACCTGGTGTGTATCGACTACCTGGGGCTCATTGCAAGCCACCGCCGCACGGAAAACCGGGTCCGCGAGCTCGGCGAGATCACCCGCTACCTCAAGCTCATGGTCGCCAAGGAGCTCGACGTCCCAGTTTTGCTTCTTTCGCAGCTGAGCCGCGCGCCCGAGACCCGCGCCGGCGATCACCGCCCGATTCTCAGCGATTTGCGTGAGTCCGGCGATATCGAACAAGACGCGGACCTGGTGGCGTTCATCTTCCGCGAAGAAGTCTACAAACCGGACCGCGAAGACCTGAAGGGCGTGGCCGAGCTGCTCATCGCCAAACAACGAAACGGGCCCGTGGGACGCGTTAATTTATGCTTCCTGAAAGAATTTACCCGCTTCGAGAGCAGGGCGTTCTCATCGGAGGTCGAACCGTGAAAGCCAAGCGCAAGGGCACCCGGAACGAGCACCGGAGCATTGTGCTTCTGGAGCACGCCGGCTATCGGTGTTCTCGAAGTGCGGCCAGCCTTGGCGTGTGGGACATTATCGGCATCGGGCCCGTGGACGTGGTCCTGGTACAGGTCAAGACTCGCGACTAGCCCGGCGTCTCGGAGATGAACGAACTGAAGGCGTTTCCGGCGCCGGCGAACTGTCGAAAACTTGTACATCGCTGGCGAGATGGCGAACGCGAACCGGATGTCCGCGAGGTGGCCGCGACGCCGTGACCGCTACGGCTCCAATGCGCCAGGAGGTTCGCCCGTTCGAGCGGCACTTTACCCCTCGGGATCTCGCCGATCTCTGGAAGCTCGACGAAACCACCATCCGCCGGATCTTCCAAGACGAGCCTGGCGTCCTGAAAATTGGCAAAGCCAACCGTCGCGATGGCAAGCGCGATTACATCACGCTCCGAATTCCCGAGTCGGTGGCGGCGCGGGTCTACTGGGAGCGCTGCCAATGATAGAATCGCATGCCATGCTGACGATCTGGCGGCGCCACACTGCCGAGTGTCCCCATCGCGACAAAGGCCGCGAGTGCTTGAAATGCGACTGCCCGCTGTGGGCAGATGGCTACGTCAACGGCCAGCGCACGTTGCGGCAGTCGCTCAAAACCCGCGATATGGCGCGCGCCCGCAAGCGCGCCGTCCTGCTCGAATCTCCGGACGGTCCGGTCTACAAACCCATAGGGGACGCGATCGCGGCCTACCTGGTGAACTGCCAGCATCTCAACGCCAACACCCAGCGGAAGTATCGGAATCGCCTTCAAAAGCAGCTACAGCCATTCTGCGAAAGCAAGGGCATCGATGCGGTTTCCGAACTGAGCATGGAAGCCCTGGACGAGTTCCGCGCCGGCCGGAAGCTCGCGCCCACCACGTCGGCTCGCGAGCTGGAAACGCTCCGTCAATTCCTGGCCTTCTGCGAGGCGCGTCGCTGGATCTCAGACAACCCGGCGAAGCGCATCAAGACGCCGAAGAATATCAAGCCTGAGCCGGTGGTGCCGTACACCGCGGCCGAGGTCGACAAGATGCTGGAGGCCGCGGCGCTGATCGGCAAGACCGAATACGAACGCCTCCGGGCCCGCGCGATGGTGCTCCTGCTGCGACACACCGCTTTGCGGATTTCCGACGTGGCTCTCCTGGAGCGCGCACGAATCGAAGGCGGGATGATCTTGCTGCACACCCACAAGACGGGCGCGACAATCCGGCTGCCGATTCCGAACGAGTTGCAGGCCGCACTCGCAGCCGTGCCGGTTCCCCGGGGCGCGGACCCCAAAGCCTCGATGCACTTTTTCACCAGTGGGGCGGCATCGGTGCGAACGGCGATCAGCGTTGCCGAGCGATGCCTCCGGGCCGTGTTCAAGAAATCGGGAGTGGCCGACGCCCACGCGCACCGGTTCCGTCACACCATGGCTACGGAGATCCTCACCAACGGAGGGACCATGCGCGACGTGGCCGACGTGCTCGGCATTTCGGAATCGATCGCAGCCAAGCATTACGCGAAGTGGGACCAAGGGCGACAGGACCGCATCGCGAGCCTGATGCAGTCGATCCAGTTGGGCACAAAACGGGCACGTAAGCTGAAAGTCGTTGCAATGCGATGAAAACACAGCACGAAATCTGGTGCCCGGGGTGGGACTTGAACCCACACGGGAGTTGCCTCCCAAAGGATTTTAAGTCCTTTGCGTCTGCCGATTTCGCCACCCGGGCACGGCGCATCTCCATTATAGGGCCGCTCTGCCGCTTTCCCCCCGCGCTGTTCCCGAGCGAGAATAAAGACGGCATGCGATACTTGGTCCGCGCCCGCGTCAAGCCCGGCTGCGAGCAAGCTCTCCTCAAAGCCATCGAAAACCAAACCCTCGGCAAAGGCTCCGTGGCCGAAGGCGAATACCTGCGCAACATGAGC